TTGTCGAGGGTGTCCTTCTTCTTGTCGCCGGTGTTATCGCCTTTGGTGTCCGTACTGGGCTTGGTTAGATCGGCGATGGCAGACCCTGCGACGGAAAAAGGTGAGTTGATCTCAAGATCTTTGTCCTTTTTGCCTGTGACGACAATTTCGTCAGAAACCGCAGGTGGCGGTTGACTGGACAAAACGGCGCCAGTGGCGGTCGAAAAAACATCGCTGACGCGGTTGGGTCGAATGCGTTTACCCTCAACATCAATCTCGGCATCATCAAGGCTAACGTCGGTTGGAGTATTGAGGTTAAGCAAGGTGGAGGCAGGTATTGTAGAGAGACCGCCAGTAAGATCAACATTTGGAGGTGGTCGGTTCGTGACGACGATCTCGTCGTCCGCTGGTGTTTCATCAATCTGCGTCTTAGTTTGCGGAGGTGCAGACGGCGGAGGTGCCGACAGATTAAGCAAGGTGGAGGCAGGTATCGTAGAGAGACCGCCAGTAAGATCGACATTTGGAGGTGGTCGGTTCGTGACGACAATCTCAGGACTGTCGCCCGGCTGGGGTTGGCTCGGCGGAGGTGCTGCCGTAGCAAGAGCACCAGTGCCGGCACCAATGCCAGCACTAATCGCGCCGCTCGCCAGATTGGAGAGGCCTGAAGTAGCCGCGTTCTTCGCTGCATTGACGACTATTTCTTTCCCGACATCAGACGCCACGCTGCCAAGGCCAGAGAACGCCTTGGCCGGAATGAGTGACGCTTTCGCAAGCACATCGGCCGGAATGACTGACATGGGTGCACCAGGAAGCGCGCCGGCCGGAATGGGTGTCATGCCCGGCGTTGGCGAAGACAGGCCGCCCAGTATACCGGCGGTCGCGCCAGAAGCTAGGCCACTTATAGCCCCAGCCTTGAGGGCGGTCCCGAGCTTTTCCCCAGTCGCGACACCCGCACCCGCGCGACCTGCGGCGGATGTCAGGCCAATCCCGACTGCCTTGGCGGCGAGGCCTTTCAGGCCAAGCTTCAACCCAAGAGCTTGCCCAAACCCGGGCACGAACTGCAGCGCAATGGGCGCGGCAATCTTGGCGATGTCGGCAACGGTACTCCAGCCGGACTTGTTGTACAAATCCCCACCGAGCGTCGTGATGTACTTACCTGTCGTGGGCTCCAGAGCCGAACCAAACTTGCTGTTGGACGGCTCGTCGCTGACCTCCTGAAGCCGCCAATCAGCCATGCGGCCCTTGCTGGCGAGGTTCTCCGCAATGTCCTGTATACGCAGAAACTCTTCGGGAGTGCTGCCCGACGCGATGACCTCGCCGTCGTTCTTGCCAGTGAAATCGATAATCTGGTATTGCTTGCCGGGCTGGAGCGTGATGTTGTCAGCGGGTTTTGTGCCGCGCACGTCCTTTTTGTTGGTGGTCATCCACGAGCGGATGACAACCGGCTCCTTCAATCGCTGCTGCTGTCTCTCGATCTCGCGCTGCTGCACGAGGCGCGGATCGCCGCCGGACATGGTGCTGTAACGCTCAGGCTCACCGCCCGGACCCATGCGCCCGGTGTAGTCGTCCTCGTCAATCGCGGGCTGTGCTGCGGTAAGACCGCCCGTCGGCTGCGCCACAGCGGGGAGACCGCCAGTCGGCTGTGCGACTGGCACCGGCAGTGGCGGTGGGGCCGGCAGTGGTCCCGGAAGGCTGGCGGTGCGTGCGCGTTCTTGAGCGTCCAATTCTGCTCGTTTTTGAGCATCAATGCGCGCCTGAACCGCATACGCTGCGCCTAGCCGCGCATTCCGCTGCTCAGGGGTTTCGTTGGGGGGAGGCGCAAGCGGGCTGCTCATCTCAAAAACTTCCCTTCGCCATCAGCCTTGTCCTTCAAGCATTGGATAGGCCCGCATTGCCCACTCGCGCCAATCATCAAACTGGTGAGGGTCCGGTACGACGCGTTGCGTAAACGGTGACGCGCGCAAAAAGCCCGTAGCCCAACCCTGCCAGTCGTTCTCGTCGTCTAAGCGACCAAACGACCACGCATCGCCAACGGACAGTATAACGCTGTCGGCCCAATCAATCAATTGCATGCCGCGCGGGTCGATCATCCGATCACCGTGCCGTCGCCGGGCTGCACATGCGCCAGCACCAGACCCATCTGGTAGTCGCCCCCAATGGCGTTGCTCTCGAAGCGGAAGCGCAACTCACGGCGCTGCGTCTTGAAGTACACGACCTGATCCTGCGGCGTCGGCGGTGTCTCGTAGATGGTGTGCGGTTCCGTGGCCACCTCTGGCGCCTTGGCGTTGGCGCGGCCGGTTATCTGCATGGTCATGTTGCCGCTCTGCACAAAGTCGGGCTCAATCATCAGCACCTGCAGCGCCTTGTTCTCTTGGCTCGTCACGGGCAGCGACATGTCAGCAGTCTCAAAGAAACTGAGCACGGGCTGAATGTTCAGGCCGTCAATGTCGTCCACGCCCACCTCGTGCACCCACAGGCGATACTGATCAACCTCGCTGTCCTGCGTAACGCGCACGTCGCCGCCCGTCTCAGTGATGCGCGTGTCGTTGGCCTCAGTGACGCGCGTCTCGACATCCGACACAGTCGGCACGACGCCCGTCATGATCGGCTTGGGGAACACGGTCGGCGACACCGCCGCGCTGCGGCCGCCGTTGGGCAACTCGCAGTCGTACCACGTATTCTCGCGGATGTTGTAGATGACGGCGTGCGACGGCTCAATGGCGTCACCGCGCGGGTAGCACCACCAGATCTCGCCGTAGCGCGACACCTTCATCGCAAACACCTTCTGACGCTGCGATTGGTTGAGGCCGTCGAAGAAGTAGTTCAGGTTGAGATTGTTCGGCACCTCACGCACGACGCCGTTGAACATCAGGAAACGATCTGTGCCCACCCAGTAGAATATGCCGTCATACTCGATGACAGTGTTTGCGCCGAGGATTGAGCTCTGCGTGCTGATCGTGTCGAACTGGAATACCGGCGCGCCGCCAATGAAAGACGCACGCACCAGCGCATCGGCCGACCAGAACAAGCCCGACGGCGAGTTGCCCGGACCGCCGCGCAGGGCGACGCCCTTCACTATCTTCTGGGAGGCGATGTTCGCGGCGCCAGATCCGAGGCTGGTGTAGTTCGTCGGATCGCCCGCCACCGAGAATGCGACGTAGCCGTCGTTGCCGAATATAAACGTGTACGGGTGCAGCACCACCACGCCCCCGGTGGCGCTGTAGCCAGCCGGCAGGTTGGTGATCGGCTGCAGCGGCGTAGTGGCGAACAGATTGCCGAAGAAGAGCTGGCCGCCGTCCGCATTGCAGATGCACTCAAGGTTCGGCGCGACCTGCGCGACAAGCTGCAGGCCACCAAGGCCCGGCGCGGCGATGATGTCAAACTGCCACATGTTGTTTTCATCACCCGCCAGTGTTGTTGGCGTGCGGTTGGTGATGATCGAGGTGTTGAAGCCGTTGTCGATGTAGAAGCGCTCGACGAGATTGGCCGAGCCGCTGTGGACGTAGGTAAAGCTGTTCTGCGTGAACTCACTCATCGCGCGGCTGATCTCGCGCAAATATTTGTTGATCGCACGGTAGCCGCCGATCTTACGCGGCAGCCCGCGCTGAAAGCGCATCCACTGCCCGTCGACGTAGTTATCGCCCTCGAACTTCGTGCCGTCGCGTTTGATGCCCGGCTGCGAACGTATCTGGACGACGGGCACTTTAGAAGGTGCCACCGTTGACGGTGCCGCTCGGCGCAGCGCCCAGCGCCGTCCACACATTGACCGCAGCCGCCGCCGTGAAGATACCGATGCCGACAGACGTGCCGCCCAGATTGATCAGGGCCGCGCCTGCAGTCGTCGCGCCCGTGCCGCCATCGGCGACGGCAACCGGCGTGGCGATGCCGCCCGTCTCGGCGTCGACCACGTCGTTACCGTTGCAGTACAGGATGGCGCGCGAGCCCTGCGCCACGAGGACGCCGGGCGACTGGGTGTTGGTCCTGACGCGCAGGGTAAATGCGTTAGTCGTCGAGTTCGTCACCCAGTACTGCTGGGTCGTCTTGGGCACGATGATGTCGACGTTGCCGACAATTGCGCCCGTGAACTCGTAGGCGATGCGGTTCAGTTCCGCGCCGCTCAGTGTGTAGTTGCCGCTCAGGGCGGCGAGGCTGATGGACGTGTAGTCGAAGGCGAAGACTGCGCTCTGGCCGAGGCCCAGCGTGTACCAACTCGTGCCGTCCGTCACCGCCGTGGCGCTGTCGCCCGGCGTCAGTGTCAGGCTGACCGCGCCGTTGATCGTGTCGAGGCCCTGCGGGGTGATGGTAAGGTTGCCAGAGCCGCCATTGCGGACGGCAACGAAATAGTCACTGCCGACGCCCCCCGCTGTCGGCAGCGTCAGCGTACCGAGACCGCCCGTCCAGACAAACATCGCCGCCCGGTCAGAGCTGCCGGCCGTGTAGTTCGTGCCAAAGAGCGTGACGGGCGTGGACTGCGAGAGCGTTGCGCCGGTCGCCGTCAGGCCGAAGCCGGCCAGCGCGGAGGCCTGCGCCTGCGCCGTGGACGCGCCGTAGCGGAACGTGCGCCACGTACCGGCGGCCGTGGTGTTGTCGGTCAGGTAGATCTGCCACTGCTCGCCCTGCGCGATGGACAGGAGCGTGCCGCCCACGCTGTTCTTGACGGTGATGGTGGACGGGCCGAGGTTGTTGAACAGGATGGTCTGCCCCACGCCCGTCTCGTCGGCGGGCGGCAGGCTGATTGCGTATGCGCCAGTCGGCGTTACGTCGATGATGCGCGCCGCCGGCTGCAGGAGTGTGTTGCTCTCGAGCGGCCAGTCCAACGCCGTGTTGGCCGTCAGCGCGAGCGACAGGTACGACACATCCGACGGGTAGATCGTCGTGCCACCGAAGATTTGTGTGTAGGTGTTGGTCATTACGCCTCTTTCCGAACCGCCGAACGGTCAAGGATCTTGGCGAGGTCCTCGCCGTTGAGCATGGCGGCTGCACGGTCGTACATGGACTGCCAGACAGGCATGCGCTCGTCGTTCTTCAGGAACGGCGTGGCCTCCAGCAGCGTCCCGTAGAGCAAGAGCTGCGGCGCGTACTCAGTCAGCCAGTTGGTCTGCACGGCGTCGTCGAGCAGCGGAGGCAGCTCGTAGTAGAGGATTTCAAAGGGGTAGTCGGCGTCCGGCGTCGGCGCGATCAGCCAGTGCGAGAAGTCGTAGTCGCTGTAGAAGATTGGCTCTTCGGTCGCGGTGCGATCCGGCCAGTAGCTGAGCATGTACTCGTACACGCGGGATAAGAGCACCTTGCGCGTGTTGTTCTGCGAGCCCGTGCCGATGTTGATGCTCACGGTGTCGCGCCAGCGGTCCGGCTTGTTGTAGACTGACACGCCCGTCTGCAGGGTGCCGGCCACGACGTTGATGAAGCCTTGGATCTTCAGCTCGCGCGCAATGCGCCGCTCAGCCAGATTGATCAGGCGCGGGATTTGCTCGAATACTACGGGGTCAGACGCGTAGGTCGTGCCGCGCTCAAGATAGCGCCGCACGTCCTGCTGGAGCGTCGTGAAGGTCATCGTAGTAGCCATGACGGCTCCTTATAGCACGACCGCGCTGGAATAACAGCGTCAGCCGAAACCGAATGACTTGCCGAGGAGGACCGCGCCGGCGCCGGCCATCGCGACGAGGGCGCGATCTATCCACTTGGCCGTATCGGTGACGGTCGGCGCGTTCTGCTCCAGTGCGACGAGCCTGTCCTCTAACTTGGAGATTGCCTTGAAGGCGCGCTCCAGCGACGAGGCAATCTGGTTCTGCTGCTGCTCGACGAGGGCCAGCTTCGTGATTGCCTCAGAGACTTTGTCGAGGGACGACTTGATCTCGGACACGTCGCTGTGCAGCGCCTCCAGCTTGACGGTGAGGATCTCCGTGCTCACTGGCGCGTCACTTGAGGTTTTCGAGCTTGTAGATCGTCGTGAGGTAGATGCCTGTGACGTTGTCGATGAGGTTCGCAACCGCACTGTTGCCTCCGCTGATTTCTTCGTGGTTGGCTTCGATCCACTCGGCGTCGGCCTTGAGGATTTTCAGGCTGTCACCCTTGGTGTCAGTCGGCGAGGGGATGCTGCCGATCAGGCCGTTGAGGCCCTGATACGCCTCCACCAGTGCGTCAATCGCATCGATGACGCCCTCGTAGAACTTGCCCAACGCCTTGTGCTGGGCGTAGCTCTCCGTGCGCCAGTGCTCGTAGTGCGCGAGGTTGCGGGCGTAGAAGACCCGGCTGATGAGCTGCTCGATCATGCGGTCTCCTTAAAAGTTTACGTTGGCTGTGCCGTTGGATGCGGCTGAGCCAAAAAACGACGCAACCGTAGCTGCGCCTCCCGCACTAACAACGCAGCCTGAGTAAGTGTACTTATTACGGGTGGTGGAAGCGCCGGGCGCACTTCCTAACGCAAAAATACCGATTGTGCTGTTGCCAGCGGCTGAGCCTTGGGCCGAAGCCACTGTAGCCGCACCACCCGCGCTGACTACGCAGCCCGAGTAGGTGTATTTGTCGCGGGTGGTGGAATAGGACGGGGCAAGCCCCAATGCAAAGATACCCACAGTGCTGTTACCGGCGGCCGAGCCAGCCGCCGAAGCCACGGTGGCCGCGCCGCCTGCGCTGACTACACAACCTGAATATGTGTACTTATCGCGGGTGGTGAGCTTGGCGAAAGAAGTATTATAGCCCAAAGCAAAAATACCGATTGTGCTGTTGCCAGCGGCAGAGCCGGAGGAAGAGCCAACAGTTGCCGCGCCGCCTGCGCTGACTACACAACCTGAATATGTGTACTTATTGCGGGTGGTAACAGGTGTGCACCCAGCCGTGCATCCCAATGCGAAAATACCAACCGTACTGTTCCCCGCCGCTGAGCCGCCATACGCCGCTACCGTAGCCGCACCACCCGCGCTAACGACACAACCAACGTAGGTGTATTTATTGCGGGTAGTGACGCGGCCTGCGCCCGTATTTCCCAACGCAAAAATGCCTACTGTGCTGTTGCCTGCGGCGGAACCACTGGAGGACGCCACTGTCGCTGTACCCCCTGCGCTGACAACATCGCCGGAATAGGTATACTTATCGCGAGTGGTGGAATTGCCGCCAGCGGAACCCAACGCAAAGATAGCTAACGTCCCGTCTTGCACATTCCCCGCAGTCGGCCACAGCCCCTGCTTCGTCCAGAAGGCCGCCTCGGCCAGCGTCCACACGCCGGAAGCCGCGCCGTTCTGGAACGGGCCAGCGGGCGTGACGGGCGTCTTACGAATTAGGCCTCCCGGATATCTTGACATGCACGGTTCCTTACGGGTCGATTATAGCAGTAGACGTGTCCCGATCCAAGCGCAGTGTCCCCTCGCAGACCATGCTCCAGTCTGGCCCGGTCTTCTCGCCGCGGCAGGGGACGTTGATCTGGACGTGCTTGGTCAGATACTCCTTGCCGTCCTCAAACACGCGCCACGCATGATCAACAGTGCCGCGCCCCGGTTGACCCTTCGTCTGATTGTAACGGACGTGAAAAACGGACATCAGATCACCTCCGCTGCTGGGGCCGCCGCATACTCGACGTTGATGTTGAAGTGCACGAACTTGATCGGCTTGTCGGAGCCGTGGCGCGTGAAGCCGTGCGGCAGCCACGCATTGGCGAAGATCATCGTACCCGGCTGCGCCTCAAAGCCGATGGTGTTGCTGGCCGGTGTGATCTCAGCCATGTTACCCTC